AGTCCCGCTTAATAGCTGCATGCGTGTGGCATTCCCCCAGAAGATGCCGCCATTTGAAGTAGATTTTATGCTTTCGAATCTCGTGACCGGATTCCATGTACCGGAATTAAGTAGACTAGGAACTGCTTCGACTGTATCTATGTCTAGCGAAGCAGCAGCTCCATCAATAGTAATGCCGGTACTATTATTAACTGCCCTCGCTAAAACAAACATCGCACCTGAAGAAGTAGATCGTATAGTAATAGTTCCAAAATTCATGACGCTTGCTATCTGGAATCTAAGAAAACTAGTCGTTGTGTTTTGGATAAGTAAACTATTAAAAGCAATATCGTATATATAACCATTAATCAAATTAGTAAGTACTAAATTAAGACCAGCACCATTATTGAAGCAATTATCAAATACTGCTGTTTCTTGCACACTTCCGGTAATCGTAAATGTAGTTGTAGTGGTAAATCCGAAGTTAATAAAATTAAACGCGGTACTATGGCTAGCGGCGCCTGCTGAGCTGAAATCGAAAGTAGGGTTAGTGGTTACTGTAGATAATATATTTTCATAATATTGCGTACTTGTTACTGTGAGAAATGATGAATCAATATTAAGTGTACCAGTAATAGAGATAAGAGCATTATAACCAAAAATACTAACATTTGGTTTAAGCACAACTGTTGAAGCTTCAGTGATCTTTCCCGTAACTTGTATTGCATATGGTTTTGCAGCCGTAGCAGTTGTGATGACGCTCATAGCTTTTGATACAGTTGCGTACGGATTTAGTACTGTTCCTGTACCGGTTGTGTCATTGCCATCTTGCGACACATAAATGTCTTGAAATCCTGCTACTGGAGAAAAGCTACTTGTAGGAACCGCAGCCACAGGGGCTAATGAACCTGTTATGTTCCCCACCAGTGAATTTGCTGGAAAACTAGCTAGATTAATAGTGTTTATCGCATTATTAGTTGTCATACAAAATCCTTTTTGTATTTGTCTTTCTCTTATTAATCACAACTTCTGGTGAGGCTAAAACTAAAATTAAAACTAAAAACTAAAACTAAACTACTGTTAAATTTCCATCTACGCCTCTCACAACAAAATCTGTGTTAGCAACTATGCATAATAAATCAACTTGATCATATCGGTTTGTAGAAGCAAGACTTCCTGTGGCACCTGTAGTTGTATTACTCGTGCCGAAGTGAATTGTTTGGCCTGCATTTTGCGCGATAAGCCAACCACCCGCACCACTACCTGCAATTGATATTTCGTCTCCAACTGCTGCGGTTACTGGAAGAGTTAATGTTACTAGTGATGAATTACTAGCTATATAACCGTTATTACTAGTCATTGCTTGTGATGTAGTGCTGACAACAACCCAACCGAATGCACCAGAGCCGATCGCATTAATTGTGATTGCACCTGCTGCTGAATTAACACTAATACCTGTGCCGCCGGTTAGCGTTGCACCTACAGGATCACTTCCAGTAATGCCGATTACAACTTGTCCGTTTGTTAAGACGAGGGTATTCATAGCGGTCGCACCTTCCGCAATTAAAATACCGTGTGCTGTTGGACTTGAAACACCTGTACCACCATTAGCGCCGCTTATCGGCAATGGTGCATTTATCGCGTTATTGAATGGCATGAGTTTATATCCTTATAAACTTTGTTAGTAAAAATTAGGCTGTTTGTAAATTTCCTTGCATTCCCAAAGCCTGAAATGTCGTGTTAGCTGTGGTACATAATAATTCTATGTAGTCGGCATTCTCTGTTGATAATAAAGCACCACCAACACCTGACGTTGTTGCTATATCACCAACGCGTATTCGTTGCCCGGCATTTTGCGACACAGTCCAATTTGCGTCATGACCAACAATTTTAATAATTGCTCCATAAGGACAAGTGACCGGCAATGAGAATGCAACAGTGCCTCCATTATGTGCTGTATAGCCGTTATTTGGTGCGAGTGTTTGTGTGGATGTTGTTATGTCAGTCCATTTAAAAACTGCGGAAACCTGTGTGTCAACATATTGTTTGGTTGCTGCTTGCAACGGCAACACAGGGTCTGATGCAAGTGTCACTGCACCTGTGAATGTACTTCCAGAAAGAGCTGCAAGATTAGTGAAAGGTATTCCGACATCTAAAAGTGTTCCGGTAGTATCTATGAACGTTGCAATATTACCTGCAGATGTTGGACCTGAAACACTAGCTAAAATCGATGGAATATTTGAGCTAGCAGTTTTTGTAGCAGCAGTTCCTAAACCTAAGTTTGTGCGTGCCGTAGGCTTATTAGGTAGATCACTAAGATTATTTGCTGTCTGTAAAAATAAAGATTTAATAACAGAAAATTGCACCGCCATGTCGTTTCCGACGCCGTACGGTGATCTTCCCAAGTACATTAGATCTGTATCTTGCAAACTAACCGCAGGATTAGCTATAAATATTTGATGTATATTCTCAGACATATCAAATCCTTTTGATATTATGCTATTGTTATTTTTTACTTCTTAACCATTCGTACTAACCAAGTAATAAAAAATCAGCTCCATTCAGTAACAAAAAATTAGTTCCATCTAGCAATAAAAAAAATCCCGTTATGGGCGGTGGTGGCGTAAAATAAGATGTATCATCGTCTGAAAATAAATTATCAGTAGCAAAATTAAAATTGATACCGAATTGTAAATTTTCATTACTGTTACGAGATTGCATACATCATTACTCCAACATAAGCACCTACTATTGAACTGATAACACTTACTTCACTACCTGCTGTTAATTTTCTCGACGCCGGTAATAATTCAGTAGTCACATTGACAAATGATGATACGCTCGGTATGACAGCAGTAGCGCCTGTGAAATCAACCCAGACTGCGGCGCCGGGGGAATATGAAAATACTACGATCCAATTCTCATAATCGTCAGGTATTGTAAATGCAGCTGCGGTATTTATTGTAAGTAAAGTACCGAATAAATTGGTAGATGGTGCTGGGGCAAAAGCATTATATCCTGCATTATCTCTGCCGAAATTTAGTACTGTTGTCATAACTAAATCCTTTTAGTTTACGTGTTTATTATATAGTAAATTTAAAGTTTCATAAAAATATTGTAGTAAGCCTCTAATTGTCTGATATTTATAGCTTGTGTTGGTAGGGATGAAGCATTAACAGTAGTAACTGGAGTAATAGTAGTAATTGGGGCACCACTTGTACCAACAATAGTAGTCGGTGATCCCCCAGTAGATCCAGATAGTCCTAGCGTAGTACTCGCAGTATGAGTATGAGAACCAACTTCGTTAGTTTGTTGCCAGTGTGCATTTTCACCGTCATATATGTTTGAATAATTTGGCGAGACCTTGACGTTGGAACCAGGAGAACCCGTTGACATAACAGGAGTGGGACTTACATTAGGTGCTTGCGGTACAGCCAAATCATATGAGATAGCCACATTAAATATATTACCTGCAGCATTAATGTTTGTTACATAATACATGACATTAGGCAATATATTTCCAGGTAGCGTACCGCCCGTAGCGGTAAAATAAACTGGCTGTCCATTATAAAGATAGAATGTTAGAGGACTAATCGTAAATATTAATGGTGTAGATGATGCGCCTGATGCAGTAACACTTTGTACTTGTGTAGAAAGTAAATACCACGGTGGTACAGTTCCTGCTATAACCCTACCGAAAGTTTGTGTAAGCTGTAAACCCTTACCAGCAACAAAATCATCGTAAGCAGAAGAACCATAATTTGTTGGCGTTAAAGTGCCGTTCGCAGCAAACATTTGGCAAATAGGATTAAAGTTACCACCAGTATCAAGTATAACATTGTCCTGCCATAATCGATTATATAATGGCCATGTATCCTCAATTGCACGAGTGGATATAGGTATGACTGATGATGCAGGTGCGCCTATTACGCCATCATTCATTGGCACCCAACCAAATTGATAATACTTATTAGCAGAAATAGTTACTTCGCCAGTTTTTGGTGAGCTTATAACAGTATTGATTTGATCGTAAGTTTTCCAATCATTTGTCGGAACTTTATCTGATAAATAAAATGATGGTAATGCAATATTAATATTGCATTGACTACCAGGGCTTGCATTACCGCTTGGTAAACTTATAATAAGATAAAATCCATCATCTTGACCTAAACCTAATGATGTACCTGGAGATAAATTTTGTGAGGATGGCAAGTTAGTTCCAGAGAATTCATATTTCTGCCAATCATTAGTTAATGAAATTGTTCCTAATTGAAGAGGTAATAGTGAATTTACACCTGTGCCACGAAATTGAAATATACTAATTGTTATTTGTGGCATACCAGTCAATGCCATTGCACAAATGCTAACTGAATATGGACCGGCGCCACTTAATGCTGTGATATTAGACTGAATAGGAATCTGTATGTATTTAAAAGATTCAGTTCCAGAAGCACTACAATTAAAATTCATATAAAACTCAGGCGTTATACTATTAGGCAAAATTTGATCGATATATGGCGTTAATGTCGGTGATGATGATCTGCCTAATACAAAATTTGCGAATGTAACAACATCCGTTGATGAACTGCTATTTTTAATCAAACAAATGTCAGGAACTATAAAATTATCATGTTGTGATGGCGCTAATGCATATGTATAAAGTTTATAATCAATGTTATTAATAGTTTGATAAGCAGGTTGTACATACTGATCTGGTGTACTGGAATTAATACTTAATTGTCCTATATTTCTCCAGAACTCATTGTTGACAATTAAATTATGTTGCTCACCGTTACTAGAAGGTGTTGGAGAACCGCTATTAATATTATAAGGAAAATTATCTCTGGTAAATTGTACAGTACCATTTGAATCCGTTACGACAATATAATATTTTTGTATGGTATTAAGAGGAGAACTTGGATCTTCATCATACGGATAAAAGTAAGGTATAACATCATTACCAAAAGGATCTGTTATTGTACCAACAGAACTTAATGTTAAAGGATTTTCTAAAGTCTGAAAATTATATGGACCACCTGCAGAACCAGTTTGGTAATACCAATTTTTATATGTCGTATGATCTGTGTCTTCGTATAAGCTAACAATACCACCGGCTAGCGGAAATCCTGTTAATTTATCGACAAAATAATCTTGTAGTATAGGTGCTGCTATGAGTAGAGATGTATTAACAGTCATTCCGTTGACCTCTATAAATAATTATTCGTTATTTTCACCCGATGTATTGTAAATACGAGCCCCACCTTGCACACCAATTCCTGCCTTTTGCAACATTTTCACAAACCAAGGATCCTGTGCTAATTCTATAAATTTAGGATTAAGATAATGCCCTGCAGTAGCACCACCGATAGTTCCCATACCATGCCCTGCTGCGCCAAATCCTGTAGTTAATGATCCTAATGCACCTAATGAACCACCAACAAGAGGAGGAATTACTTTCTGCAATCCTTCTCCTGTTTTTATTTTTTTGTTAAGTGCTTTGCTAATTTCCATGAGCATATGCGTTGGTTTTATTTTTTCTTCTTGATATCCTTTTTGAATGGCAGCTCTCAAATCCTTGGGCTGCATATTAGTAACTTTACCTGACGATATGTGTCGTAAATCTTTATTAGCTTTCAAAGGAGATATCAATTCTCTAGTTATATCTCTGCCACGAGCATATTGTATACCTGCTTCAGGATCTAATGATTCAAGAGATCCTATTATTTTATTTTGTAATGATGATCTTGAACGCTCATAAGCTTCTTTCATGGCTACGGAATTCATATCAGATGAAGTAACTCTATTTGCTGTGTTGAACATTTGAGATTGTAGTTTATGAGCATTTACTATATTTGGTTCTGGTAAAAATTGTTCGTATTTTTCCATAACTTTTGGCGTGAATAATTTCACATCTTCTTCATTTATTAATTTTTTAGGAGTTACACTTATTATATTTTCTTTATATGGATCCATGTGAGAATATGCAGCTTTTTGTTCAGCAGATGTAGCATCAAAATAATCCTTAATTGCTTTTATTTTACCTTCAGTAAATTTCAAAGGATTATATTTTTCTGCTAATTTTGCGGCAGCTCTAAATGGCACACCCAAACCTTCGACCGCTAACTGTGTGCCGCCAAATTGTTTGGCACCTTCTAATGGTTCTTTATTTGTTGCAAAACCATATCCTGCTTGAGGGGAAACTCGGCTCAACAACTTTTCTAAAAAACCAGCACCAAGACCTAACCCTTTTATTTCTGGCATTAAAATACTTGGTGCATCTGAAACTAATGACTGAATAGTTTTATCAGTATCAGTTTGTGGTATTTTTAATGCGTTCCCATAATCAAATTCTTCTTTATGAGGAATTTGGGAGGCTTTTAATCCAAGTTGTTTAGCAAGAGTTGGCTGGCCATCGGCATGTTTTTCCAGAAATGATGCAATGTTGTATGGAGCATTTAATAAATTTTCGCCAAGTTTTCCAAGACCAGCAACGATATTTGGCGCCAATTTTTGTGAGAATGATGGATTAAAATCATTATTAATCTGTGATTCATTATCAGATCCATTTAATTGTGCAAGAATATTAGGATCGGTTACTTTTCTTCTATGCTGTTCTCCGGAAGAATTAAGTTGTGCTAATATTTTAGGATCGGTTACTTTTCTTCCCATAATTAATATTCCCATTCTCCATTGGCATTACGAGTGTATTCAACATTATCTATCATTTTTGTATTTTCATTTTTATTTCTTTTATTAATTTCAGCTGAAACTTTATTCTCATCATTACCGGGATTTTTTTTCTGTGAATACAAAGTATCAATAATTTTATTAGGTGTTAAATATTCACGCCACGTATCTAAATTTTTTTCATTAACCTTATTTTTTTTCTCATCATAAAATGATCTATCACTGATATATTTTGACCATAGAATATCAATTTCTCCAGAGGATAGATCTTTTTTTCTTGCCGCAACGACAAATGGTAGATATTCTTTCTCTCGTTTAGTCATGGCCTTCATATATTCATAGGTAGCTTGTTCGGCTTTTTTATTCATGAATCGACCAATTTTATTCCTTTCGAACGTTTTTAAGTTTTCATCTGTAATACGTCCTTCTTGATAAGCTCTTGTTACATCAGCAACCAAAGATCCTGAGGATTGATCTGCTATCTGCGCAGCATCACTTGCGCGAGGGCCATAGCCAAGTGGAAAACCTTTTTCAAATTTGTTTAATTTTAAATAATTATTATGAAATTTATTTAAATTATTAAGTGTTGATTGTGATCCTTTTGAGGTAACTGAAGCATTGTTTAGCATATTTTTATATATATCTTGATCCATTTGTGCTTCTGAAGTGGCGGCTGTATTTAAACCAGCTTCTTGTGCTTTAGCATAAGCTTGTGGATTTGCACCACCTTGAGAACCAGGAACATTATATTGTGCAGCATTACGATTAAATCGTGTAGGAGGCAAACCACCTTGTTTCTGTTCTCCATAATTATTATTGCCATGCTCTGCTACGTCTCGAATCATTTCTGGTGAAGCTCTATTTCCCTCGCCGAATTCTTGCTCATATCCCATTTGCTGTGGCTGTTGTGATCCTTGTTGCAATCCCGGCATACGATTATTCATAATTGATTGATGCAAACCATTATTATTAGATCCAGGAATATTAGATTCATCATTTTGACCTAATAATTCGTCATATGCTTGTGGAGAACTTAATTGTCTAGATAAAATTCCAGTCAAATGATTCAACTGAGCAGGCGGCAACATTTCTCGTATATTAGGATTTGATAATAAGTTAACTAATGGTGTTATTGGCGCCCATTGTCCATATGAAGATTTTGACATCACATTAGCGGCGCTCAAAGCGCCTGCATAAGGAAGTTCTGCTTGCGCTTTTTGGTTCTCCAACATGATTTTTTGTAATGCATGAGGAAATGTTCTTAAATTCTGACCTAATCCTACACCTTGTCCAATTCCTTCCATGAAAGGATTGCCAGGATTTCTATAATTTACAGGGCTAAAAGGCATTATCTCATTCCTCCCAAATTAGACCCTAGATTAGATCCAACCATGGCGCCAAAAGGACCGCCTGCCATCATACCTAGTCCACCGCCGATTAATGATCCCATGCCGGAATTTTTTGATGCTGCTCCCCCATATGCCAATCCAGATTTTTGGCCCAACATTTGAGCTATCTGGTCAGCGAGAGAGTTTGATGCTTGAAATCCACGATCGTATAGTCCTTGCGATCCAGAAGCTCCACGTTGTTGCAGCCCTAGAGCACGATCCATATAATTGCCGTAGTCTTGGTTAGCCATTCCGGTTGCTATACCCATATTCTCTTGTTGGGACATAGGAGATCCAGCCATACCACCTGCAGCAGCAGATCGATTAGCGCCTCCCAATGCTTGTTCTAATGCGAATTTAAATCCTGGTGATTGTTGGTAACCTGATCCTATCTTAGACATCATCTCACTAGGATCGCCCATTGCACCCTTATAATATTCTTCTAGACCTGGTAACTGCCGTTGTCCGGCATTAATATAAGGATCATAAGCCTCATGCATTTGGCCAGGAATTTGACCTAGATATTTCATTCCTTCCTTGGAGGCATCTCCTCCTGATAGCATATCCAGCAATCCCTTGCCGCTTACCATGTCAAATAACTTCATAACAAATCCTTTTTGTTTATGGCACCAACGTGAACGTCATCCAAGACGCAGTAACAATATTTGGTGGCGTACTACCATCATACGTAATAACGAATATTTTTGGTACTCGGTTAGTAGAATCAAAAACAGTCTGACCGCTGATATCAGGTATAAATTGCTGCATACTATTTTGTGGCAATGGCTGGCCAATATAAGGCGCATATATCGCCTGTATCGTTGCGATCTGTGTTGCTGTTAGCGGCGGAAATAATATCCCTTCATTCTTGAAATTAGCCTGCAACGCCTGAAACAATTGCGATAATGCCAGCGACCATAACATTGTGAAATTGCCGTCTTTATCAACAGCAGGACTTTCTCTGGGAAGATCCGGGAAAATACTCTGCGGTAATTTTGTTTGGGCTACCATGAGTTATGTCCTTGAATTTAGTACGCCATCTGTTGCGACGAATCTACCAAATCCCCAGAATTTAAACTGCGGGACAATGTCATTGTATAAACCCAACTGCCACCATATTAATTTATTCTTTCGCTGTCCAATACTCGGTAATACATAAGCATAATCACTACCGAATGACGATCCACCATCAGTTGATATAGACAAATCAACTCTAGGAGGATCATTAACAAAATCACCGAACTGCAATGTCTGGTGATAATAATCTGTTTCGCCTGATTCAATCGTAAAACTGATATCTGTTGCCACACGATATTGCTGATCAACATCACGAATACTTTTGCATATTCTGAATCTAGGAATCATTGCACCATCGTATGTTGTATATATAGTGTCAAACGCATATAGGAAGCCATTATTTTTGGTAATAAAATAATATTGATTATTAAAATATGCTACAGATTCAGCAATGAAATAATTTTGTTTCTCATCGCATGCGTGAAAAAATCTTTTAGTATTGAAGTCATAAAACAATGACAGATTATCAGTATAAAAATTTATATGATAAATAACGTGACCATCTTGTCGATAAATAAACGCGCTAGAATCTTCTGGAGCAGATAATTGTGAGAATAAATAATCTATACCGTCTGTGGTGATTCTCTCAGGCATACCACCTGTCGTGAACATAATGATGGGCCCAGATTTTTCATTCGCAGCAAGCCAAACAACCATCTCATCAGTGGATGCAATCGTGGCCGGCGATAAGCAGCCATAATCGATGGTTCCTTGGTTGTTGCGTTGATATGGGAATAACTGAGCGACGGTATCAAACCAAAATTCAGTTACTGTTTTGCCCATCACGATAATCATAGAACCTTTTGACGGAAAACGCACTACAGCTTGGGTAACGTCAGGTTTAGTTTGTATTAGGCCGACATTACTTGCGGTACTTGGCCATGAATATCCGTTATTCTGGCCTGACAAGCGCCATGTGTTACTAGCGGCTGGAGAATAAGTTTGATCTTGTGTAGCAGCAACTATGAAATAAGTATCATGAAATGTGATATATCCCGGAATAAAGTTTAATCCTGGAGCTTGTGAAAACACGGGTGTAGGTGGAATAGTTACAGGTGGAGATGGATCGTATATATAGATAGCCTTACCGTCTGATATCGCGATCTGTGGCTTATTATTCTCGGCAATATAGACAGGACCAGTTGTTGACAACAATGTTCCCAGAGGCGTCACAGTAAAATCTAATGTTCGCTCAGTGTTTTGGTCAAAGAATATGTCCACCAGGTAAACGGTAGAACTAATCACCATGATCATTTTCTGTAACTTGCTACTCGCGTATATTCCTCGACCTTCTGTGCCATAGCTATTTGGTATTGCGCGTTGATAACCCGCGTATGGGACCAGCCAGTTATCGCTAATAAACATGTTTACTGTGCGTTCATTACTAATCTTAGGATAACGACCAAACGTGGAGCTGCCTACGATATTCACTTCGTATTGCTTATTGTTCGGTGTCCTTGAGATCATAAAAATAATCCTTTACATATAAAATAATTAGTAGTAAAATTTACGCCGGACGCCATCCACGACCCAAATTTACGTCACCCCAGTTCCATCCCACTTGTGAATCTGCACACAATATAGTCGCTTTCTGCATGCTCAAATCTGGCGGTGACAAGTACATTAACTGTCTTCTCATAGAAATAAGTTTCTTCGCTGATTCAGGATTGAATGAGATGTTATATTCCGCGCAAATATATTCAGCTAACGAATATCGTAAATATTCTATATATGCAGTATCCAAACCTTGGTTACTATTATTAATGAACGTATAAGGTGTGGATTCCGTGATATTAGTAAGATCAGTATTTAGATTAACATCGACTAAAAATATCTTAGCCATCGCCTTCAACGCATATGCCTTGTCAGGCTTAAAATATAACGCTAAATTTCCGCCACCCAGCGAGCGATTATAATTCCATGAAAACGGCAAAGTACTAATATTGTCTACACGTGCTGATCCGTAATAATTAGTGCGTGATACAAAATCCATGTTGTATCGAATCACGTCTAAGTTAAACGTTAATGACTCTAACAATGCCACGTACGGCAAAAAATAAAACTCTTGTCCTGAGACACACGGAAAAGTTATGTATTGATAGTAAGGTATTAAATCAGTTTCTACTTGTTTGAAATCTAGCAATGCATTAAGTAAAAACAAGCCATCGTTAATTTGATCACCTGTCGGTGTTTGCAAATTACGCGATACGATTCCTGATAAATATAACGCGCGCGTGATCAACGTTCTCGCTGTATAAGCCATAACACTTTCCTTGTGTTATCACTACTATAATATTCTTACCATGCCTTACTACCCATGTATGTAAGGCACAATAAGACTTCTACATTTACCTTATAAGGTTACCTCAAACGCAGATACATATAATGACAAGCCGTCACTTCCGCTCGTAACTTTATATTGTATTTGCTGTAAGCCCTGGGTGAACACTGCCGGCATTTGCACCTGAGCATAAAAAGGCACATTAGCGACCGGACTATTAATAATGATATTTGCATTTGTGAATGAAACAATTTTTAAAGATGCACTATCAGAATCAACAGCTGGAGTATATAAAGCCTGCAATGTCACAGTACTTAAAATACTAACAGGGACAAAAGCGCTTAGATTAACGTTCGTATAAGTGGTAGCTTCTCCATCGTTTAGAACTTGGAAAAGACCATCATAGTAAAACTTCATATCATTACTTAAACCAGCGTAAGCACCGTTAATCAATAAACCTGAGCCATCTACAGCCCAGAATCCAATTAAACGATATACATCGTAATCATGCGGCAAAAGCGGAGGAACTCCGATTGTAGCGTTAGCTAAAGAAGCTATACACGTTGTCGGTTTTCTGTATGTGCTGCTGCCGATCAGATAAATAGCATACATAGAATTATTGGTAAGCGGCAGAACATCAACACCATTCACACCCTTAACGGTGAAATCTAAAATTAATGGAGCTGCGACGGTTTGACCTTCAATATTCGGCGAGCCAACCAATAAATCAATAGTATTAGTACTATCACGACACTGGCCTGCAAGAATTTCTAATGTTGTCGTTGAAACAAAAGTTGGGACTAAACCTTCTTTGTTTAAAGCTGGTAAATTAATGATCGGATAAATTTGAGACATTACGAGTTCTCCTTTGCGTGTACTGGAGGGCCACTAATAAGCAGCCCTCATCCTTTAATTGCTAATTGCTAACTTAACCTTGTGATAGCGGAATGATTACACGCATAGAATATTCAGGAACGATAACCGATCCGTGAACTTCATCGTAAATCATACCCGTTTGGTTTTGGCCGAATAACGAACCATATGTTAAGCGTAATGAAACACCGGTATCTGGGTCATATTCATTAGCCGTATCGTATGGTGATTGCTCAGGTAATTGCGGCATCGCAAGATACATAGCATCTCCACCCAAGATTCCGCCACAACGATGTGATGGTAATGTCGAGAGTTGCATACCAGCAGCAATGGCATTATTGAGATTTTGGTTTTGGCCACCAGCCCAGTTAAGCGCAGGAGTGATATTTAGAACAATAGTTCCACCTGTGGATCCAGCATTAGCAGTTACGCGAACTTGTACCGGGTTAGCGGAAGGTGCGTGACCGATAAAAGTCAAATAACGCATATTTGGCTGGTTAGTTACTCCATCTTTGAACTGCAATAAATCTCCTGCAAATACAGCGTTCGGATCTGTCGAAGTACCGTTCGTGGTTACAGTGATTTGCGTTACATTTTGACCGGATGGATCATTAGTGGAAACAACAGTAAAAGTATTACCGGCTACACCAGAATTGCCTGAGACGTGGATCGGCATAAGGTTTGATTGGTAATAATTGACTAATGGACTGCCAAAATCCCCGACCTCCCAGGACTGAGCAATCTCATCGTTACGATGAGGAACAAATTGGTTCAATCCGCTTCCCACTATAGCTGGAATAACTGTATCTGGCAAGTAAAATTTTGCACCTTCAGACACACTGCCGTAATTTCTAAAGAACATCATGGCTTGCGCTAATTGCTGGTAAGAATTTAATGCAGTTGTTCCGTCTCCGAAAAACCTATATGGACCCGAGAAAGTATTTTGTGTATTCGTTAATTGACTGAATACAGAACTATCCCAGTTGTGCGCAATATTAGCTTCAACGAAGTTTGCCAATTCAGCAATAAAGCTCTTACCGAACACGCGCATGTAATCTTCTTCACCTTTTTCTAAGTTGAAGATGCGTTGTTGTGACGTAACGCTGAATGAGCTGTTATTGGCTTGATCGGCAACTAATTGTTGTACGCGTTGTACAGCAGGTTGGAAGCTCGCAACTAAACCAGTAACGGTTGTTGCTCTTGGTGGTAAATCAAATGTAACGGTACTACCAAGATTTGCTTGAATTTTGTCAAAATCTTTAAATTTTGTATTAGCTGTGGACACATGACAGCATAAGTTTAATAACAACGCTAGAGAACTACGTTGATATGTTTGCACTTGTTGCAAAATATTAGTCGCGAATGACATCGTATTAACTCCCACTATATTAAGTAATAGTCGGGCAACACGTAGCCTTGTCGCTTATTACCGCTATGCGCGATATTTAGCTCGCAAATCTCTCACTGACAAAGCACCTGTACCCGTTCCGGTATTCGAAGGGCGTAGTTGCGACAGTGGTTCATTCGGCGTGCGTATTTTGCCTGCTGCTTCGTTATCTTTTAATGATTGTGATAACCGTTGCATCTGCTTAATAGCGTCGTTTGGTGAGCGATTTGCTAGATTCTCTATTGCATCCATTTTTAGTCGATCTTTTCCGAACTCGTACATTAAGTCATGAGCGTTATCGACATGATCGGCTAATAATTGGACAACATGAGGGAAGTGAGCGTAATCAATATCACCTGTAATTGTGTCAAAATCTTGGTATTTTTCTTTACCGGTAGCTTGCTTGCTATAGAAGTTATTCACTACACGCTGCGCTTGGGCTGTTTCTTCACGTTGCTGTACTTCTTTTACCCACTCATCACGTGATCGTTGAAGTTCTTCCGAAGCAATACGCCTGACTTGATCAACATCATAAATATTTTGCGGTGTATTTTGCTGATAGGCAGGTTGTTGTGCTGGTTGATTAGCATTATTACCATACTTATTTTGCGCATAGTCCGGCTGCTGTTGAGAGATCCTTTTAAAATCTTCAACTGCACCATACTTCGCTTTTTTTACGATGTCGTTTACTTCAGATTGCTTAAATATTCTTTCATCTGCAGTTTGTGACGCTGGAGAAGAATAAGAATTATTGTCAGCGGTATTGCTGCTAACTGGCGCTGAAACATTACTACTTTGACTTTGTACAACTACGTCGCCTGAACTTTCCATGTTCAACTTTCTCCCTTTAGCTATTACCCCGCAACGGTGATACCTCTAATCCGCAAGAGTCTCGCCTGGTTTTTACTTGATCAGGTAACAAGCACTATTGACCCCGTGACGGTTATACCTCGCATAACGCACGAGTCTCGGTAGATGAAAATATCTACATATATACTATAGGATGGTTAAATAAAAATATCAATGAATATTATTTGATCATTATTTCATGTATATAGTCATAGTTATAATGTAAAATTTTTGCACACTATTGCTTATGATCGTCCGATAATATTTATTGACAAAAGGGGGAAATCTATCCTTTTTTGTTTTTGTAAATTATTGATATAAGAAAGTATTTTTTAAAACTCTATGATATATCGGTTATTCCCCCGCGATTCCCGAAATGGGATAAAACGGGAAAAGTAGGAATAGAACAAAAAATAATGTCGCAAAAGCTAGCTCTTACGACACTTTTTAAGGGAATAATAAAACTAAGCTTTACGCGGGGTTAAGCTAGCGCCAGAGCGATCAAAGTTAGATTCGCCTTCATTGTGCATCTTGCCGCCTTTACCTTTAACCAAATCACCTTTTCGCATCAAGACTCGTTCAATACCACCTTGATGATTATCTGTAACTTTTCGATTATCGTTAATATCCATTTTTCCGTGGTGTTCTTCTTTGCGTTCACGTCGTTCATGCATTTCACGTTTTTCGTGTTTTCTTTCATAACTACTTTCGCGATGTTTCATTTCTGTTACTCCATTAACAGTTAGTTGTAAGAAAAAAGTATAACACTTATTTTTTATGCATTGATTTTAATGTCTTAGCTAAACGCGCCCTTTCGCCAAGTTTTCCGCCTTTTTTAGCTGCGGCATTTAGTTTCTTAGCTGGAATTTTTTCTCCCTGGGGAATATGCATTTCTTTATGTAATGCGCCCGGTTTCTTGATAGCATTTGCGATAAATTTCTTTTTTTCAGCCATTATTTATTCCCCTTTTTTTTACCTTTTTTCTGTGCTTCACGTTTAACACTATATGCGATGGCCACACTTTGCTTTTGAGGTTTTCCCGCGTTCATCTCAGCGCGGATATTATCTGAAAAGGCTTTCTTACTAGTAGATTTTTTCAGCGGCATAATTATCTACCTCTCGAAGTCGGCTTAACCATCTTACGCCGTGTCTTATTTGTATCTTTAGCAACAGGATTAACACCTTTTTGCTTAGCAGCAATGTCAGTTTTATTAACCTTAGCTTCATGTTCGTTATAAGGAACAACTTTTCCGGATCTATTCTTAGCATTTGATCTCATTATTATCTCCTTTTTGAATATACTTTTTCATATAGCGCACGTTGTTCAGTATGATTCGCGCCATCCCAATGTTTTCGCACTGCTTGCTCAAGTTGTCGTTCATCTAGACGATAAGTCTTACGCAATTCATGTGATGTAGCTTCGTGTAGATCATTCCATGTTACTTTTTTTTCTGTCATAAGATATCCTTATCTTTAGTCTTTATCTTTATAATTAAACCGTAGCATGTTTGCTTTCTTTATTTTCTTTTTGCACGCGATGATGAAGATCAATATGTTTATGATGTGTCTCAATTGCTTCTTTTAAATGTCTGTGATGTATATCGTGTTTCTTGATAGCCAGATCAATATTCTTCGTGTATCTCTCTGTCAAAGCCTTAACAAGCTGTACTTGGTTCGTATCATGAGTGTTCTGTAATGTCGCCATCGTTTTCTCTTGTTCATGCTGTAACTTAGCTATATCAACTTGGAATTGCTTATCTGATTTATCTTTATCTAGCTGCATCTTCTGCGCTGTTATTTGATTGCGTATCACAGCAGGATTATTTTGCGCTTCTTGTTGCTGTTGTTGTTGTGCCATTTGTTTTTGTTGTTGTAACTCTTGCAGCCATGAATCAACCATTTCTTTTAATTGATCAATACCTTTGCCTTCCATATTATCCAAGACAAAATTCAAACCTTTCTCAGCTATGAATTGCGCGAACAATGGTGACATGCCCATCATTTCTTTTACCATCATGATAGTTCTAGATTTTTGTACTTGGAATGATGCACCGGCTTTGACAATGACATTCAATGCATTTGTATCAAAGTCCATCTCTAAACCGTCTTGCTGGTTAATCTTAATGTAATCACGTTTACCCTCTTCATCTAAGATAGGGATTGTCCTAGGTGTAGTAAAATATTTTGGCATGAGATCAACATAGACTTGCGCAGCTCTTTGATAACCTTGCAAATACCCAACGATATATGGCATGGCAGCAGCGTTTGATTGCGAGGCAGCTTCTACTAATGCGATACCTGACAACTGATTATTGTTAATACCTAAACTAGCATCGTAGCTACCTAAAATATTTTGTATCAGAGAATCACTACTACTGAACGCTTGTAAAATCTCAGGGGGAGCTGGAACTTTTGCGACTTCACGTATAGGGTTTGCGATAGGTAATTCAGGGTTTGCTTCATATATAGAGTTGTAGACCAAGACATTCGCTTTCTGCACATCTTTGTAAGCCTGCAAGAAATCTTCTTCCTTTGGTAAAGCCTCTTTCGCGACCATAAATTTATGCTGTACAGTGTTCTCAATCTCGTTAGCCAAAGCTATACCGGCGTAGTTCTTTAATCTCTGAGCGCCCCTAGCATGATAGACATACGGTCTAGTGAATTGCCTCACATTGCCATTTTTTGGTGTCTTCAGCATGATACTATTGCCGTCCACAAATATTATAGGCAAATGGCTAAAGTCTGTTTCTACATATTCCAATACCATATTTTCTATTACTCTGTACCGACATACTTTCTCGAGATTAGTCGTACGTGGTTTGCCAATGATCGCGGGTGGTGCTTCTAATGCTCCCCAAGACTTCAGCATGTCATTATATTTATCCATGGTCATGACACGACCATCTCTGACTTGCACGATCTTCGTTAACTTTTTCTTCTTCTCGTAATAGTCCGCCACAACAATAATTTTGCTATTATCATTTAGATAAGACCAATTAAATCCGGCGAAGTCACGTCTAAAACTCACGTTGTCGGTGTTTATCTCGGGGTATTCTTCTTCAAAATCTTCTTCAGACATTGGGAACAACTCAAAACAGAATCTACCGTCACCTTTATGACTGAATCTTGCTAGCTGATCATAGCCACAGAGTGTTGGATCATAGACGCGATCGATATTGATGACTTGCTGCATCGACATAGGATTAGGATATCCTGTGGTCACTTTTAAACCACTGAAACCACCTGACAATAGATCTTTATATACTTCGTATTTGGTATGCTCATTTTTTGAATCAAGTAAGGTATGACGTAAATGTTGCTCAACAACCTTCACGGTCAGTGCCTCTACTTTTTCTTGATCATCGCTAGAAACTTCAATATCTGGTTCTTGTTTGCTAAATTCGCCGAGTAGTCGACTAATATATGCTTCTAAGACATTGAACTCGATCTGCGGCCTAGATAATCCAGCCAAGAGCATGATCTCATCATTGGTGAGGGATGATTCGAATACAAATTTTCTGAAATCATTGTACTGATCATAATTAGGTTTAAAATAATCATGTGCTCGACGTACATTGGTTTTAATTCTATCGAGTTGATCTTGATAGCGCTTAGCTACTTCCATATTATCAATCCTTGATTTTTATATGGTGTCGGAAGCTAATATTAGAACATTATTTATGCATTTTGTTAATCAGCGTAATAATTATTATATGTATGACAACATGCCGGAATTGCACCGACCATGAGCGGAGGTTTCCATAGCATCCAAGCTCATTTACCCATGCATGTCACTGTCCACGCCGATGTTGTCATAACATATTATCGTCTCGAATCAGTCTTTATAATATCATCAATTTGTTTTTAAACAGGATTTTTTACCCAAAAAATATCATCTATGCACTATAAATAATCTGATATACTCATTTCAAGTATAGTCAAGTCTTAAATTAAGGATAGCCATTATGAGCAAAGATTGCGGATGTAAACCAAACCCATGCTCAGCTTCAATGCAAGGCGAGCAAGGTCAAAGAGGACCTCAAGGTATCCAAGGATTGACCGGACCTGTTGGGCCTGCTGGTCCACAAGGTTTGCAAGGTAGTGCTGGACCTGTTGGACCTCAAGGTATTCAAGGAGTCATGGGTCAAACTGGCCCGCAAGGTATTCCTGGAGCATGTGTGAATTGCGATAGCAACCAAAATGAATACGCGCAACTTTATTCGCAAGAACTACAAACACTCGCACCATCTCCTGGTTTAAATTTAAAGGGCGGACAAGTTTTATTTGAAAATGTAGTTTTCAGTACTTCCAATATTGATGTTTCCCAAGCAAATCTTTCTGGTGATATCACTGTAAATAAAGCCGGTGTATATCAACTAACAAAATCAATAAATGGCACGATTAACCCGTTACGTCAGCCATTAATTTCATGGTGTGTTTCACTTTTTGTAAATGATGTTTTGGTCCCCGGATCTCAGGATACGAATATGACTATCACATCATCGCAGGCGAATAATTATGTTACATTTGTATTCTTGGTCCACCTGAATGCAGGCGATAAAGTAGGACTTTATAATATGACTAATGCGCCGCTCATCTTAAATAATTCTCACTTTGGAGTTAATTGCGCTATAAATTCAGCGTCTTTCTCCATAGTGTTAATAAAAGCAGACTAGTCCACTACTACTTAAAACAAGGAAGATAATATGTCAAAAGATTATGATCATGATTGTAAATGCAAAACTGACCCATGCTCAGCATCCATGCAGGGCGTACAAGGTCAGCAAGGTGTACAAGGTATTCAAGGCTTGCCAGGTGCAGTTGGCCCGATGGGACCGAAAGGTGACCAAGGTGCTGCTGGCCCGTCTGGTCCACAAGGTTTGCAAGGCGAAATGGGGATTCAAGGTCCACAAGGTATCCCAGGAAGCTGTGTAAATTGCAGAGATACACATCCAACACCTCCACCTCCTCCATTCGGCTCTAATGCTGAATTTGCAGAAGTTTATAGCAAAGCAAATCAAGCATTGGCAGCATCACCTGGTACAAATCTCGCTGGTGGATTAGTGTTGTTAGAAAATACTATTTATGCAACTCCTAATATTGATGTATCTAATGCGTCAGTTAATGGTCAAATCGTAGTTAACAAAGCAGGATGGTATGATATTGCAACCGGAATTTGCGGTGCATTAAATCCAATCCCAAGCCCACTACCAGTCTGGACATTATCGCTCTTCAAAAATGGTGTTCTCGTCCCTGGTTCTACTTTTGCTAATCAAACCATTTCACCTGAACAACAATCAAATGAGATTGTCGCAGATGTGTATGTGAAATTAGCGGCTGGCGATGTATTAACATTAGCTAATACAAGTTCATCAGTTGTTAATATTAATTCTCCAACGTTAGGCACGAACGCTGCACCAAGTTCTGCTTACTTGAAAATTAATATGTTACAAGGTTTTTAGTAATGAAGTACCTCGTGTCTATAAAAATAGTCACGAGGGTTTTACGTATTACTGTAATAGTATTATTAGTTAATTAATCACTAAACTTTTATCTATCTTTTTAGCAATATCAATTAACTTCTCTGTTTTTGTTTTATCGAATGTCATGTCCGCGCATATGAGATCATTCATAGACGTCGCATCTGCCCAATATATTTTGTAAGTATAACCAGACTTCGTATTACCCCGAACGTCTAAGATAGTTACTTTACCGTTTACGTCATACCTAGCGACTTCCTCTGGTACAAATGCCGATCCATGACTAAGTTTTATATTATTTAGGCTATACTGGCATGATCCTAGATCAGGGTCGGTAAATATTTCAGTGACACCATTCCAACCTTTCTCATATGATCCCGATGCAGCAAAACCGACAACATTTTTTGGATCAACTGGAACGCCATTAAATGTAAATGCAAGTCCTACATCTGCTATTGTCGATTTAAGATGTGTATCTTTAGGATCACTTGTCCCTTCTTTTATTGGCTTCATATTTCTCATGTTCATTATGACTTTAGCATCAGAATTATAAGTATCGTAATAACCTTTTTCTTTAATCTGATGTTGTGCTATAGCTACTTTACTAAATGACGCGCCTAATATTGCCATTTTATTTGATGGAACTACTCTTATACCGCCATCACGTTTAGGCAGTTTTTCTATATCAATATCAAAACTCCCTGAGTTTGTTGCAAGAGCAATCGCAGGTATTGACAACAATGTAATGATCAATATTTTATTCATTTTATTCTTTCCTATTATTTGTTTATAGTTCTAGGTTAATTAGAGATAGTAAGATTACTGATCCCACCAGCCATCATAAATACTGCAATCAGTTGCATATGTTTCTCCAATTCGCTTCTCTAATCCGGTATCTTCATCAATCATCCAATGTGTGCCAAATACCTGCCAACTATTACCGGGAAACGCTTCACCCCAATGTACTGCCGCCGATCGTATCGTATCCTCCAATTGGGTGATAATTTCATGGGCTATGCCATATTCAGGGTGAACATGCTGTGAAAGAGTTATATATGTTCTTTCCCATCTTGCGTCCCAACTAATACTTTCATTGTTTCCGCAATTTGCACGACTATGCCACGTTAAGCCAACTAATCCCGCATGCGCTTGTAATGATAGTAGGCTCAACAACGATAATGAATAGATTATTTTCTTCATTAAAATAATTTCCTTAGACGATAAATTTCACAGCAGAAGTAAAATACTTCTACCTTGGTTTCAATCCTTGCAGTGATTTAGGTAATATCATCCAGTAAGTTACATAAACATGTAACAGTTACCTATTTTGTAGCAGATGTGGTTCATCAAAGATATTGTATAATATTTTTATAGTTTAGTGACAGAAATTAACCCATTCTCAATTAAATATATAATCATTGTAGCTCGCGCATTAGATTCTGTATCTTCATGACAATTAGAGTAAACATAAGTTACTTCGTCTACCAAACCATCATTTATTATTCGGTTGTATCTATATTCAATTGTCCAATTATCATCGCTGTGTTTACAACAGTATAAGAAGGATGACGAAGAATCATTTACTTCAAGCGATGAAGGTAACATATCGCCAAGTTCAGATGCTGTGTAAGCTGGGTATAATTCATCATCCAAGCATAAATTAAAACTAATGAATTTAACTTGATAATATTCACCGTCATAAGATTTCCATACAAATGTACTGTCTTTTTTAACGCCAAGTTCATGAAGTTTCTTAGCTAAATCTAACGAACATACCTGTGATTCAAGATTCATTATTATTCCTAGGCGGCTCCGGTAGTAGTTGCCAATGTGTAACAAAATCATCAATTTCTAATAACTTAACATGATCTAAAAATATTCCATTAAATAATTCACCGATAGAGACTGAATCGAAATCACGAATAAAAATTAAAACTTCCTCACCATCTTCTGGCAATCTATCTCTTACACTTATCCAGTCACTCATCTTCCAGCGCCCACTTATGATCAGGATCAGGAACAAAAGTAATAGCACTTTTCATCTCTTGCCATCCATTGTTCTCCATCGACTCATCATCAAAGCAGATAAGATTTCTCACAATCCATCCACCAAATACTCTTAGTCTCGAAGTCTCCTCATAGAAAGAGGAATATTCCATCTCGCTATTGCTACATACTTCTTCCCATTCCGGTTTCATCGAGTAACTCCCTGCGATATTAAGAATTCCCTATATTTCTTAGCTAGGGCAATTGCTTTACTATTATTCCTGTAAACAACACAGCTAAAACTAGGTGATTTTATGTTGAATAATGATTCAATCTGAATTTTGCTTATTTGCCATACCGTGGTTGTTCCCAAGGAGTAATTCTTTGCAATAGTTGGCATACCTACGCCAGAGAGATATTGAATCAAGATATCTATATTTCTAAGTTTGTCTTTCCAGATGGGTCTTATTATTTCCATATTTAGTCTCTACATGTAATAAATTATTCAGTGTTTCATTTCATTAGTGCCAGACATTCCGCAATCTTCTGCTTCGCAAATATTATCCACAAATGATTTTATCTTTGTTAAGTTCATGCAAAGTTGTAACTCAATATCTTTAGTTAAGGATTCAAGTAGAATAATAATAGAGTCATCAATTCTATTACTACTATCGCGAGCTATAGATGATAGTATGAATTTTAATGACAAATTAGATATAGTGAGCACTGAAATCAACATAGTAAAATAATTCTCACCATCTAATTCTCTCAAAGCAGTCATGTACTGATCATTAAAATTATTACAAAGTTTCTGTATTTTTTCGGCATATTCATTTCTTTCTTCTTCTTCTGAAAATTCATAATCTTCTGGATTATTTTTTTCCTGTGCCATTATTTATCCTTATTATTTATATATTTTATCGTCTATCTGTAAAGAACATCATTTCACTTTTAAAATCGATTTAATATATTTATATCTTAAACACATTTGTTCATGTTCTTTGAAATATTCTTCAAATTCAAAATCATCACCTATTATTTTAATAGTATGACCATCATTACCGCCGGATAATCTTACATATTTTATTCTTTTAATGGCAACGAGAACATCATCACCAAGAAAAGTAACGGTTTCTAAAAACATATTTTCACCTCACTTGAAAAGCTATCAGTCCATCTGCATTAACAATTCATCCTTGCCTTACATCACCCCACCAAACACCACTTCACCTGCCATCGCAGAACATAACCTGACAAAGAAAGACAACAAATCGCAAGACATCACCATACAAGACCACGCATTACCCGGCCCCACAATGCCCGACTCAATCCTTAATTTCATCCCAACCTGTTACAACAAATCTGCCGTATATACCTTTTCTAGCCGGTCTAAAATCACCTAAGCCGACTTTGCTCCCGGCATCATCTAATATCATTCTCACTTCCTTTGGTGTAAACATTTTTGTATCTAATATTAAACTGAAACCTAAACACCAATCATCTAATCTAGGTCTGTTTTTAACAATCTTGCCACCAGTGCTTGGTATGACAACACCACGACTGTCTACTTCCCATGTCGATGGTCTTTTAAAATATACAAATTCTTTTTCAATCATTAATCCTGCTGGTATTAACGAGCTTCTAGCTGTAGTTATTTTTAACTTTCCTGACTTGTGAAATTTACCTGCTTCGATAATACATGCGAAAATATTGCAGGTTGGATAGTACAATCTTCCTTCGGCATCTTCATAACATACAAGAGACGCTTCTTCTCTTGGTGATAAGTTTTTATCTCTTTTTACCGTCTTATCAACTTCTGAAATATTAAAACGATTCATCAATAATGGAGTTACACCGCTTATTTCAATATTCAAAATCATTCAATTCAAATCCTTTTTAAAGTTAAAAAATTACCTTCGACTACAAAACAAATCTTCACACCAACACAGCTCACAATGCATTACAAGGCGGCAGATTATCGCGCAATACACAACAGCTCCTCACAAAACCTCACACCAGCAGACCTCACATTATCATACAGGATAGTAGATGGCCCCTCAGCACAACACCAAAATATAAAATTTTTTATTTCCGATAAGCCTTTTTACGCAATCGATCTTGCGAGTCATAACTATTAAATATTCCCTTTGCTAGCACATCATAATTCGTATGCTGCAACTCTTTATTGATAATGATCCTGTCTATCAAGGCCATTTTAATCGCGTCATAACAAGTATCTGCGATGTCATCGAATCGATGAACATTATTTGCGGTAATTTTAGACATATGCTTGATACACATTGCTGTGTGCTTGCCGGTAGCTGGGAATGTAATTAATTTGCTAGCTATGAATTGTTGCATCTCAAGAAACCGATTAGTTTTACTATTAATCGTCCCTGTTCGTTCGATAGGGATTATCCTTAATCCCTGTATCTCAGATAATACAGAAGTCAGTGTAACTCCTGTAGATTTTTTTTCTATCGCAGCGAATTTTGGCTTAACATGATAACGCATGCATTGGGACCAAAAGTCTATAAATTCATCCTGTAAATCTTTCGGCTCGATACGTAACTCAACACAATCTATCCAGTGTAAAGCATACAAGTTATCCACAACATTATCATTGACTCGAACATTATATACACCCCAAAAGCTAAATACTGTTGCGTCATTGTATTCTTTCTCTGTTTCTGCACTATCGCAAGTTATGAATGTCGTGAGTATATTTGGTGTTTGATCTAATCTAGGGAACCATGATTCTTTGAATAACGCACCGCCGGATGGCATAGGATCTTGTTGATATTGAGATGCGAAAACATACGGTTGTTTCTCACGCATTGTTAATAACTGAGACTTAGGATTAACTTCTGGATATCTAGCATTTCCCACATCGTCTAATGCTTTGATAATCACGGTTCGCCATTCTTGCCCATCTGCTCCAGCTAGTATGTGAGCGGGTAAATCATCCTCATGTAATCTTTGGCCTATTAATATGATTGGCACATTAGGTGATCGTAATCTTCTTTCAATCGTCTCAAAGTAATTACGCTTAACACGCTCTCTAATAGTATCAGAGTGAATATCTTCTGGCTTATGAATATCATCTATGATTATTGCGCCAGTGAATCTACTTTGTCCCGGTAGTCCGGCATCGTGTCCTGTGATGCCACCTTGGGATCCGAATGCTGCAACCGCACCACTTTCGACAGTCATAAAGAAATCTTTGGCTGATGAATCACGCCTGATATCGATACCGAATAGTTTCTTATACAGTGGTAAACACATCGTTTGCTTGATACTTGCAGTGTGTAATGTCGCAAGCTCGAAGCTGTGTGATATATACAAAAACTTACTGTCAGGATAATGAGCCATTGCCCAGCAAACGAATGCCTTACAAAGTTCACTCTTACCCCAACCAGGCGGTACATTAATAGATAAACGTGTATGTTTAAGTCTGAATATATCTTCTAGCTCACGCGCGATAGTTAGAAAGTGAGATTCGTTACTGTCTGGTTGCGATAATTGAAATTGTCTACCAGTTTTACGTTTAAAGAAGAATCTAGCAAAGGTAAGAAAATCAAACATTAACTTACGTCTTAGATCATCATCATGCATCGGGTCAAGTACGAGATCATTATTATCTATCTTTTGCATCAGCATAATCTTGTGCTATAGAGTTAGATTCGTCACGTGCGTTACTATGAGTATGATTATGTTGCACTTGCACTCTATCATTCCACTTACCCTTGCATCTCAAATAAAATGCCTGAGCGTTGAAGTTATTATTACCAATCGCATTATCAAATAGCGCATTAGCGACTTTTTGTATGCCCAAAACTTTACCTTTGCGATATGCGATATCATGGGCCGGTGATTCTTTTAATCTCTTCTTGAAAGTCTCATAACTCATTGCTAATGAATAAGCTATTTGTTGCTTGTTTAGCCCAAGAGTTGCCATTTCCATCAAAGTTTCGGGAGATGGTAATTGCATCGGAGGAGGTCCAGGTTTCTTCTTTTTATCTTTTATATTATTGATTTTCGTATTCATCGACATAATTTTTATAGTCCCCGTTTATGACTTTACAAGAGTAGTAAACATTATTACTGCTCACTAAATAATAATCATCGTCTTCATTATCTTTGTTATCTATATAGTCAATGCAAAATACGATGATCACAAATAATATTAGAGCGAGAATTAGAAACTTAACTATTTTTAGCGGTTCGAGATTTTTTGACATTTATATTTCCTTTCTCGCTTGCGTCCTTCAGATCGTCTATTTTATCTGATTCTTCCTTGAAGATTTTTTCCGCGTCTTCTTTGCTGACACTTAGCTTATTTTGTAACTCAAGTACAGCATCTTTATATTTCTGGCTATCCTCAAATTCTTCTATTTTTCCTATGCCATTACATGTATCGCATGGATGATAGATCATTCCAATTCCCATTATCTTTCCATAGCCTGTGCAGTCTTCACAATTGCGCATAATAATCCTTAAGCCAGTAGTTGCATGTGATAAGCATACAACTACTTATCGCCATAAAATAGCACAGATCCCTATTTTTTCTTCTTTTTCATCGGCATATGTTTGTCACATTTACCTTTCGCGCACTCTTTACATGCTTTCATATTTTTCCCCTTAAGTTAATGTTTGATTCATTATTATACATACAATAATCAAAATAGTTAGTTGTCAGTAAAATTGATGCGAGAGAGGTATTGACATTTGTTTATGAGTAACGTATTATAAAACGCGTAACAAAGACATAACTTAACAGAATGGATGATAAACAATGACAGAACCAAAACTAGATCTTCGAGGTAAATACCAGCGGCACAAAACATGTGTGGCGAGGGTCGGTATATACATGACAAAGGAAGAAGATATACAGCTTAATAAAATGTGCGAACAGCTAAAGGAAAATAAAACTCAAATTATTAAAAGAGCATTGTACGGATTGTTTATTAACACTTTTAACAATAAGGAATAATAAAATGAACAAAGACGATGAATCATACATTAATCACGAAGTACGAATACAAGTACTAGAAAAGATAGCTGACGATATCCATAAAACATTGAGCGAAATTAAGAATGAATCACGCACCCACTTTATCGCTGTCATATTTATGATATTCACAGCTATTATAATTCCGGTCGTCTTACATGCAGCTAAACTAACTTAGGCAACACAGAAATGAAAAATAAATTCACTGATCGTCAAATAATATTAAGATATCCGGATTTAAAGAAAATGCTTAATATCTCAAGAGCCACACTCGATCGCTGGGAAAATAGTGGCGATTTTCCAAAAAGAATCCACCTAGGTAAAAACAGTATAGGCTGGCTGACTGAAGAGGTATTAATTTGGATTAAAACTTTAAATAAGAAGTAAAATAGTTACGAATATGTCTAATCCTCGAAATGTACTGTTACAGGTAAACACTAATTTTTTCAAGCTATCCAAGAATCGTAATGGCAACGTTGAGATTCAGTATAAGCAAGAAATAATAGAATTAACTCGTAGACAATTCATAGAGTTTTCAAAAATCGCTCTCGAGGATTTAGATATAAATTTCTTGCAAAGATTTATTGAACTTAACCAGAAACTAAAGGGATTACAGAAATGAAAAGTATACACACGGAAAGTCGTATAAATAATACAGTTCCACAAACAAAAGACAAATTACCTACGATAAAAGATGAGATAAAAAATATTAATATGTTTCTAACAATGTTATCTGACAGAGTAGATCTTCTAACTGCTGAAACAAAAAGATCTCTGCATGACACACAACATAAACTTCAAGAGGCGCTCCATCAATTGTCATTACAAATAATGCAAGATGAAGTAAAAATAACAAGATACGTATCGGAAAATTCCTGGAAAACCGTCGGCTTATTACTTGGCGCTCAAACTGGAATGCTAGCAGTATTCGGGTTTGTACAGAACTTTTTATTACAGAAATAATTGTTAATCATCATTCATATTAACTTTAAAATTCATCTCAACTGATTTAATTTTATTATCGCTGAGCAATGATTTAAGAACTGAGGCGTGATCATTTTCCGCTTCAGTTAATATATGTCCCGCATTAGGATGATTACTAATTGTATTAACAAGTGCAGCAGGATTAACAACATCTCCTCCAAATTTATTGGCTAATATTTGTAATGCAATGCCAGCAATAGGACTGCCTAGAGCAGTCGCAATTGTTGGTGCTACTTTAAGGAGCAGAGGTGAGATATCTTTGAAGATTGTATTTAACATAGTCTATAGCTCCTGTCCTTATGATTTTTGCTAATTCTATTGCGCGTAACGGTACCTGTTGTCGATAGTCAGAATCTAATAGCTCATCAGCAGCAGTATCATAATCATGTTTTTCTAGCGCTGAAATCATTTTTTCAAACTCGGCAAATTTCTTGTCACCCATAAATGCAAAGTCCATTAGCGCGACCCGTCTGTCATCATTAAGCTCTGCAAACCAAGAATAATTATTTAAAAATTTCCAGTGTCCTCCGGTGTCTTCGTCATAATATTCTTCTAATTTTGTAGGGGTGATCGGCTGATTTAAATTATGACCGATTCCTACGGTGAGATTACCGAACTGGTCAGGATAGGGAATTAATCTGTAACCTTCGTGTTTCAGAAGCAATGCGCGTAATTTAATCTTCGTGTCTTGATCCATCTGTATCATCGCGATCATCCTTTTGCGTTTGGCACAATAAAACTGAGCTATCTATCGTGTCACAACTGCGATGGCATAGTCCACAAATGTAGTACTCATGCAGGACGTGAACTTCATTTTTGCAACAACGAGATATAACCATGACGCGAATCATCATCCGTGATTGAGAAAAAACGGGGGCGGTTACCCCCTGCTATGATAGCGAAAAATAAGGAAAGGACTAACTATACAAAAAACAAATAAACAATAGACAAACAGGGTTGGAAATATACTGCTATGAACGAATAGCCGTAGTTATCTTATCACTAAGTTGTTCAAATTTGACAGTTAAATTTTGGATGTCCTCACGAATTATTTGATGATCATAATTTGAATTAAAATACTTTCTTACAAAAAAAGTAAACAATAATTCTGTACTCCAGCCTAGAAATAACCCCAATAAAAATACAACAAATAAATATTCCGTCATATGTAATCCTTAGATTCTTTATAACCGACCGTCGATATACGCACTTAATATCTCTATAGCATGTTGATAGCCATAAGCGTAAGTTGCATAGTGACCCACATCGCGTAAATTTTCTAGCCATTGATCCTGAAATTTGTTCGGGTTTTTGCGACCTACAAGCTCGGTTCGTTTCATCTCAATCCATAAACTACAATATTTATTGTTCGGCTCAGCATATTGGTAGTCCGGAATTCCGGGTTTAAAACCTATAGATTTGAGCAATTTTGATACAAACCATGAACGCTTACCCTCATTTACATTCTTGATCAAATATTTGTCAATCCTAGGATGATCCTTTACCCACTGGTAAAAATATTCACAATGTTTCTGTTCGCTGATTCCGTCTATGCGATATTTCGATTCCATTATCAATCCTTGATGTGAATCATTTGTGTTAATTTTTACCACATCTGTTCCACGTAGAACAATATTTTTGTACAGGTCGAGGGGCGAATTAGACCAAAAATGTCCAACTCGTCCCTAGATAAAATTTTATTCGCGATATAATTGTGGATAACCGTGAAACATATTTGCAAATTGTTTCACGGCGCCGGGGTTTTCTTTTTACGAGATTATTTTAAAAGCATCTCCCCAATGAAAATTATCGTAAGAAAAAACGCAGTTAACGCAGACTGCAACGCAATTGCGCTATATGCCTTCGTCAATCGCTGAAGAATAGCCTCATCTCAATCTCGAGATTATCCATGAATGCCTTTAAACCGGGCAAATCTTTCCTGTGCTGCATTATTAACTCTAAGCAGTAGGTATGTAGCCACTGATGGTCGATCGTTGATCCTAGAGCTTCTATTCGCGTTATGATGGCAATAATATCTGCTTTGTAGTCCTGCCATGAGCGCAGGATCTTTTTTTCAGGTGATTTCGAGAATGTGATTTTTGTGGTTGAGGTCGGATGGACCATTTTCGAGGGAGGATAGAGTTTGATCGTCATCTTTTGACTATATCATATAGTTGATCATTAATTAATATCTGCGCTCACATAGAGATCATTATTCACCCATTTTTAACATTATTCATACTTTACTGACCATTATTCATGATTATTCAGGCTCTCGCGCGTGGGTAATAAATAAATGAATAATATATATATATATGTATATATATCATATACTTACCTTTATTCACCCCCCTGAATAATTTGTGAATAATTGGGAGGGGGTGAATAATTATTTTTACGACATGAATAATTATTCATAGATTATTCATGAGGTATGAATAATGAAAAACCCAATGATTACGGGGCTTGGGAGGCTGTTTTATGAGGATTATTCAGGGGAGGCAGCGGTTACGTGCGCGCGCGATCCTTTAATATACATTGTTGCAGAGATTATTTGATCAATTATTAGTCAATATGGATGAATAATTTTAGGTTGCATGAACTGCTATTCACACAACCTTGGGGATGGGTAGCGAAAATACTAACGAGTGTTTTTTAATCTGCCGCACATTTCAGCCTTTTTTAAGAGGCGATTAACTGTGGTCTGGCTTATGCCCATTTCACGCGCTATTTCGAATTGTTTCATTCCGGCTAGGCTACACTCGACCGCTCTATCCATCTTCGTGTCTTGAGAAGATTTATGCGACCAGACGCCGTTTTCTAACTGCACCTCGAACGGGGCCGCATCGAGGCCGCCGAAGTCTCGAGTTTTTTTGTAGGAAACATTGAACCGATGAATATTTTTTCGCGCTTCATCCGGCACTTCGAGTATTACTGTTTGGAGATTAATAGCAGTGTTTAGTACGTCTATTATTCGTGTTGTGCCACGATAATCATCACCTTTACCTGAATGGTGTAAAAATACTACAGTAACACCCATGAATTTTAGCGTTAAGAAGAAATTTTCAACAATATTCCATTCTGTGGGTGAATTTAGATCAATAGTCGTAAGAGTAGCGAGGTTGTCAAAGAATATGATGTCGTACTTCTCCTCCCTTACGAGTTGCAATATGATCTTTTGGTATTTTTCTTGATCAATTTTGTAGAAAGGTTCAGGAAAAGTTAATTCACGATTAATGATTGATAAATTATTGCTATAGTCTAAGGTACCGTAAAATTTTATAGCTTCATTTATTTTCTCATTGAGCTTCTCGTTTTGCATTTCAGCGTCCATGTACAAAACCTTTCGCGGCAATGGACAGTGATAAACTGCAAAGTTAGATCCTAATGCAATTGTATAAGCCAAATTTAATGCAAATGTTGTCTTACCGACACCTGCTCCGGCATAAATCATATTGATAGATTGGTTTGGAAAAACAGGAGTTAATATATTAATACTTTTGACGATAGGTATTTTTAAGTAATCGCTAAGATAATGTGGCCGCAATTTTGCTGGAATCACGACAGGTTCTTTTAAATTCACAACATTATCTTTCGGTTTCTCCTTCTGATGAATATATTCACTCTCTGGAAAAATATAGTTGGGATCGTCTTTTAGTATCTCCTTTTTTAAATCCTCTAAAGTTTTACCGCCTTTGTTTTTTATATCAGACATTTATAAATTCCTTTTTATCATTTGCGTGAATCGGATTAACGAAATAAAAATTAATGTCGTATGTAGAGTTATCATATTGCAGCCATAGTATTTTTGGTTGATGAAATTCAATAAAATAAAAACATATTTTTTTAGCTATAGCCGGTGTTAAGTCACCACAATGATCAACAATTATACTTTGGCCATATATTGGCCAAAAATAATCTTTCACACTCTCACCGGCCGGTAAGTACATACATAATCCCCCGTTTATTTTGTCATGATAAGCGTCTTGTTTAGCGCCTTTGCCAATGTAGATCGTGATGTGTCTTTTTAGTTTTATACATTCTTGCAGATAAGCATTGATGATTTGACCATAAGGCGGGAGTTTTTTAGAATGTTCTGTACTATATTTGTTCTTTAGTTGCATAATAATCAGATCCTTTGATAAAAATATTGCATTTGTGCAAAACTACAATACAATTATCAACGTGTATAAGAAATGTATTTCCAGCAGTCCGGGGCGTTCATCTCGTCCCCTCTGCACTTTGTTTGAATTCTCATCTCTCTTTCATGCCTTCTTATTCAATAATCTCACACAAAATATAATATTATTTTACATGCAGGTATAGCATTATTTTAATTTTTGTATTATTATTTTGTTCGTTTATAATACGAACAGGATGTAATTACTTGGATTTCTCAATTTTTTGTCAGATTACAAATTTTACAAAGGATTACAAATTTTACAAAGGATTACAAAACATTATAAGTATTTACAAAATACTACAAAATACTACAAAAAATTACAAAGAGGCATTAATGAATAATGATACAAAAAAAAGTATAAATAATATAAAAGTAAGTCCGGATGTATTTAAGAAAGTTAAATTTTTATCGGTAGATATGGAATCATCAATGCCAGATGTAGTAGCTAATATTCTAGAAAAAGTTGTAGATGGATTTTTTGAAAGGACATACACAAAAAATTTAAAAATAAAAAACAAGAATCAAGAAGCAGTATTAGAATAAAAGTTTTGCCTATAATTCAGTGTATGACGATATGGAGTTCGTCTGCTGGATAAATAAAAATTAATGTTCTGTCATATATCGTAAATATACCTTCACAATCTCATGTAACCACTTAAGCCTCACCTCACGATCAAAATTAATACCGTATATCTCATCATAATCTTCCATCTTTTTTATTGTATTAGCGACAACACAAGCTAATGTATGACCGCTAAGATAAATGTAATCTGCCGGATCATCTGAGTTGAGTACGTTTATTTTTGTTAATAATAAATTTGCTATATCTGCACCGAAATCGTTTGCTAATTTTAGTATATCTTCCTGATTTTCTACAATCGCCATCCTTGGCCTTCCTTAGTTATTTATATTTAGTCATATCATTATAGTTCAATTTATATCCAGCATATTTATTTGCGAAATATACTATCTTTTTAACAATGTATAACGTAGGCAATCTCACGCCAGTCTCGTAATGAGATATTGCGCTACCAGCTACACCAATCTTTTTTGAAAATTGTTGTTGTGTCAAATTCACTGAATGTCTTATCTCTCTTATTAAATCTCTCATCGTAATTTTTTTATTCGTCATTATGTCTAGACCTTTTTTATTTTATATCTAATTGAGATTTATTCATGTCATTATAATTTAAATTATACCCAGCATATTTATTTGCAAAATCAACTATTTTTTTAACATTAGCTAGTTTAGGCAATCTCATGCCGGTCTCATAATGAGATATAGTAATCCCAGCTACACCAATTTTTTTAGAAAATTGATCTTGTGTTAAACATAGAGAGTGTCTTATTTCTCGTATTAAATCTTTTATAGCTGTTTTTTTCTTCTGCATTTTATCCGTACCTTTTTTTATCATTATTAAGTACCTTTTTGATTTAAATTCATTAATTAGCAAACCATCCGCATAAATACCAGCA